TTGTCCACAATTGTATTACCCATGCACTTAACCACATAGCTACTAAATATTCCATAATTTTCCTTTTTACATATACTCGCGTAAATGTCTTAGACTGCCCATCTCATAAGATGCTAGGCAATATTGTTTACCTGCAAAACTTAGATATGGAAAGTACGTATCTTTTAAATCTTCTTGTGTACACTCTATTGTATTTACTAAATACACTCTGTACCCTCTTTCGTCTGCCAATTCAGGTTGAATCTCTTTATTAACTATCGCTGGATAGTTTTGTCTAATTGCCCAAACTTTTTCTTCAGGCTTAAACTCTTCAGATACGCACTGCTCTGGTAGCATTGCGTTCCTTCTTCCTTCATAGTCTGTCATTGAGAGCTTCTGAGGTACTCCAATTCTATCAATGATACCTTTTACGAAAGCAGGAGAACGATATAACCCTTTGGCTATATCTGATACTGTAGCTCCTTCCAAGTACATCGCTACTGCGGTTGTAATCTCTTGTGGTGTTGCTGCCTTACCTTTGTTCTGTGCTTTTCGTTTTGCACGAAACTCCATAGTCTCGTTAAATTCTGTTATAATATTACTTAATCTTGTTGTGTTGTAAGCAATATTTAGTATACCACAAGCTTCCTTCTTGGTAATAGGTCTACTACCATCCGTTGGATTTAATAACTCAATTACCTTGGTTATATTCGCTTGTGTAATCTGTTCGTGTTTTTTTATTCTCATTTTCTACCCCCAGTAGAATTATTGCATAATGCAGAATCTTTAATAAGTCCTGCTCGTTTCTTCCATCTTTCTTTCCATAGCGTTGGGCATACTTTATAATGTTGCCTAGGCAGAAGCCTTCACCATGACCAGCGTCGAAGATGAACTCCGTTGACTGGATTTTATTCATACTGTAGTGACTATCATAAGTTTTTAGTATGTGATTTTTTAGCATGTTCAATGCCACTCTTTCGTTAAACTTATCGTTGTTGTATTCTGTCATCTTTAATGTACTCTCTGTATTTGTTTTCTATTTCTAATATTGCCATGAAAGTTTCTTGCTTTCTATGGGTCTTTGTCTCTAAAGTATCTGTAAACATAGGTTGAAACAAGTGAAGGTCTTTCTTAGACTGATGTGTTGTAGAGCTGATAGATACATATTCTTTTACATCTCTATACCAACTATAGTTTTTCCACTTATGTTTCTTGCCCCACAAGTACCAACAACTTTCATCACAATGATTATTATCTAGTAATGTGTACAACGCCCATGCTTTGTAAGCATCTGTCTGTATAGCTCTAGGAGAAAAAGTAAATATATAAGATATATTCCATATGGTATCAGTCTCTAATAAATCCTGTAGTTCCATACCTAGTTCTTCTTCTATATCCCAAGCATATGTATGTGGATGCAAAGTCTTAGACCTGCCTCTCTTGTGCATAAATGTATGTGATACGTTTGGTTTCTCTTGTCTAGAGAATGCCCATACGAAAGACTCAGGGTCATTATTTATCATATGTTTTATGATAGATAAAGGTCTTGTTAAACTACCTTTCTTTCCTAAAAAGAATAAGTCTGCATCTAAAAAAGTTGCTTGTTTATAATCTTTTAGTAAACGATGGCATGCAATGACTTGTTTATAACAAGCTGCAGTACCATTCACATATATTATATCATACTCAAACATCAAGTGTTTAAGTTCTTGTTTTGCTCTTGCCCAAATTTTTGCTTCTGCAAATACTATGATTTTACAGTCGGGCGCAACTAATCTTAAACTCATTATAGAGTATCTAAGATAAGTCAGATACATTTCATCCCCGTATAATGTATATACGAAGGCATGATTAACTGGTCTATCCCATAAAGTATTAGTTATAGGAATAGTTTTTAATTCTTCATAATGCTTTTCAGACCTAAGTATATGGTCATTTAATACGCTTTTCTCTAAGTCTCTAACCTTGTTTCCATCAGGACTTAACATTGTTCATATCCTTTTTCTACTCCTGATTTCTCAGCGTAAAAGAAGAATATTTGTATTAGTCTACCTGTTTCTTTATCATGTCCAAACCCTGCATTATAAGGGGCATGCCAGTAAGTTGCTGGATATACTACTATTCTGTTGTAGAGATTGTCTACATAAGTATGTAATTCCCACTCTTCTTTCTCTCTGTACTGCCACTCTCCTCTAAAACCTACTGTTTTGTTATAAGTGTACTCTGGAGTTACCCAGTTTGAGTTGTTCTTGTTAGACCTAAACAAAGCAGTCCCATGCCCTCTAGGAGCATTAGGAGATAAATAGCAAACAGCAGCAAACATTTGACTCTGTAGTTCTTTACTTCGTTTCTTCTCATGATTACCTTTGTCCATATGAACCCAGTTATCATACTTTAAACCTTGTGAGTTAAACTCTTTACCTAAAGTAAAGGCTGCATTACTGTTGCTTGATGGAAATTGTACTATCTTTCTATTGATTAACTGTTCCATTCTATTTTTACAGTATAGTCTATTCTGTGTAGAAAAAGAACCTAAAGTTCTTTGACCTGCAAACATATTCTTATGACCCTTTTGTCCAGGGTATAAAAACATATCAAGTGCGTTCTTACGCACCTCATCTGGGTTTGGATAAAAATCGTCTTCAATTACTATCATTTTAGTAATTCATCAACTACATCTATTCCACCCTCTATTTTTGCGAGGTACTCTTTTTTATCAGCTAACTTTTTCTCTAGTATGCCAATCTCAGCACTAACCTTTTCATGTTGTACTTGTAAGTTTTGTTTTACTACTTCTGCTTTTCCCATAACTCTTGGAGGCTCCTCTGCCACTGCTATTAATTCTGACAAGTTCACGATGAGTGTCTCTTGCCTTGCATTCTTACGCCATTTAATAATTTATATTCTTCGCCATTGCTTTTTCTAACAACAATAGGTCGTCTAGTAAAGTATAAATTGTTTAATCTTTTCTTGATTGCTTCATGCATCTCTTCTTCTGTAATGCTGTCTGGAAATACCATTGACATGCCATTTACTTCTATTTTCATGTTGCTGTTATCCTTTTCTCATAGTCAGCGTAGTCTTCGCTCCACCAATGAGGCTTGTCTCTGTGAGACCATGCGGCGAACGTAGCTTTGTCTAGATGATAGTAGTCCCGATAGCTTTGTATCGGATTCTCATAATCTTTCAAGTCATCTGGCATTGCTAGTCCAAATTCTGTAAATCCAAGTCTGGGCATATTCTTTGGCTCAGGTAGTTTATTTACTACTTCTACTATAGATTTGTGTTGTTTACCATAACGATAGTGGTACTCATCATTCAATGCGTTAGCATAACAATGAGTCCACTCAAAGTTATCCAAGCTCGACCTAACCCATATCGTGCAGGGATGATTATACATCATCGGCAAGTAGGGCGTGAGTGGTCGCTGGTCAAGCGGTAGGTGCTTAATCTTGGCTTTCTCACTATTTAGTACCTCACGTTCGTCCTTGTCAAGCGCACGGGGTACAAAACCTAGTTTGGCATCAATCCATATCGCAGTACATAAGAGTTGTGCTGCCTCGAGAGGCATCTTTACTATGTGCTTGTCGACATGATACTCTGCGCATTTGTCTAGGTCTTCGTCTAAATAAAATAAATTCATTACGCAATCCAGCACTTATACTTAGGACATTCGCCAGTATCTGACTGTACTGATGTTCCGCAGTGTTTGCACTCTCCGTAATGGTATGTTTCAAACTCTTTTGTTTCTGAGTTCCACATATTAACTGTTTTGTGTTCGTTGTATTCTGTATTTTTCATATGTATATTATACTAAAATTATAAGCATATGTCAAGTATTATTTTCTGATTTCTTACAATATGGACACCTCATGCTAATGGGTACATAAACTATATTACGTACCCACTTGCAATAGTGTTTCCACATCGACTCCATGGTTTACTTGCTATTGATTTTGTCCTTTGCTGTACCAGCGTAAAGTCCAAACCAAGCCGCACCTGCACCAACAACAATACTAATCAAACCTGATTGTTCCATTGAAGGGTCTGGTAAATCCATAAACCATATTGTACATTTATAGAGTAGTACAATGTATACTGTTAGAAATAAACGAGGGAAGATTCTCCAAGCGTCTATCATTGAAGATAGCCAAATCCAGCGTTGCCACGGATTCTCAGGTTCTTTATCATTTTCTAACTTTAATATTTCAGCTTTCAGATTACTGTTTTCGGTGACGAGTTCCATAAACTTATTAAGGTCTATCTCTACTTCGTTCCGTGACATATCTCCTGAAAACTGATTACTTGGTTCTGCCATATTGTTCTCCTACGGCTTCCAATCGTACCAATCTTTCCTTTTAAATGGTTTGTCTCCTCTTTCTTGAAAGTGAAAACTAATTGATATTCTTGGACTCAGGGTCTCGACCCTATGATATTGTCCCTTAGGAATGTAAAGTAAATCACCTTCGTCAAGGACAAAACTTTCGAGTAAGGTTGCAGAGCCAGGATTGTAAGGCATTCCTGGACGGTGGAATTCATTATATATAAACCACCTTATCTTACCCCTTACATGAAATAAAAAATTATCTGTAGAGTCAGAATGAATACTAAATACTTTTGCATCTTTTTGACCACTGCAATAAATATTTGCTTGTCCAATACCATAATGTTTCTCAAACTCTTGGCACTGTTGCCACATTTGTTTGTTAAGAAACTCACTGATGGTCAGTATAAAACTATGTCCATCTCTCCACATTTTCAATAAATCTTCTCTAGTTTTTGGTTCAGGTGACTTTTTCTTGCACCACTTGTTACCATCATGGTCAACTACTTGTAGTTGTGGGGTTCTATCCCATTGACTGATTTTGTACTGATTTAAATAGTTGTCAAATTCTTTCCAACTAAAGTAATCTTGAAATCTATCTTCAGACTTAATTACAAAGTGTCTTTTACCTTTGTATCTTTCGTTAAATTGTTTAAGACCCACTGGGCCTAGCAGCTCCTCAAACTTCAAGGTCTCTTACCTCATCTACTAATTGCCACCAATAATCTGTTATATCTCTTCTTTTGTGGGTTGCTTTTGCAGTCATCAAATATGGACTATGCCACGGCTGAAAACTAAGTGCGGTTAAATGTAAGTGAAAGATATTGTCTAAAGGGTACTGTGGTAACGTATTTTCTTTTGCGTTATACTCTCCATCTGTGATGTCTCCATCAAAACAGTTCCATCTAGAATCTACTCTAACTACTGCTGGATTATCTGATGCATCATTTGGATTGCCTCTTTCTCTTATTCTTTGCATAAACATCCATTTGAAACTAGGTTGTGTAGCGCCCCAGCTATGGCACTCATCCCAAGTAAAAAATTCTTGAGTCTTGGAACAGTCCATCATCATCATACTATCGCAATATCCTCCTCTCGGACCTCCCTTTACTGTTAGTTTTGAGTCATATATCATTGCGAAAGGTCTACCTAACATATTTATAGAATAAAACTCTGCAATATTTCTAAAGTTTATCATATCCATATCCATATAGATAGCATTGCCCTTAAAGCCCATAAGTTTTGGTATTACATAGCGTAATCCTGTAAATGGAGTTCCCCAACCAAATGATGACACTCCAGGAAACATACTAGGTCTTAGAAAGGTTACATTTAAAGGTCTAGTAGAGTTTTTGTGTAGTGTATATAATAATACTTTTTCTTGTATTCTATCGGCAGGATGGTCACTTGCTCCAACAAATATTGGTATAGGAGTTTGATTAGCTGGTTTTGGTACTGCAATTGTGTGTGCGTTACCATCAATTTGTAAATGTTGGTTCAACTTATCGTTTGCTCTTAGATATTTTTCATCTGCACCATGCCCTGTTACATTTTCTTCTATCTGTGTGTCTCCTTGATGGTGGTGAATATACTTTTCATCTACAGGTATATTAAAACTTGCATTAGTTTGATGTGTTTTTATTTCGTAAAAATCAGTTTTCATTTATATAATACCTCTATAAAACTATGCCCCTCTTCTGGGTATACACAACTTACTGATGTGTTTCCTACTACATCATACTCCTCTTCTTCAACATCTCTTACCCATATCTTTTTTTGATTCCAAAAATCTGATCTCCATGAAGGTGTAGTGTTTACTTTGTCTATCTCTCCCATTAATGCTACAGGGTCTCTTTCTACGCTACCTACTAGTATATTGCTATTTAAAGATATATACACAGCTTTTCTTTTCATAGGTTGATGAAAGCCTCTGCCTTTGAATTTTATTAGGGTTATTTTTAGGGGAGTTGAGTACTGGTCAAAAGTGCCTGTTAAGTTTAATTCTCTTACGACTTTCTCTTTGTACTGTTGCCATAGGGGATGGGTGTGGTTGTAGTCACCTCTTTTGTAGAATAGTATAGCATCACACCAAGGAGCTGTCCAATCACTGCTCCATACGTTTCTACTTGCTATCGATTTTATTACTGATATTGTTAAGTTCATTTTCTAAAGTTGTTATTCTGTTGATTAATTCGGGATAAACTTCAAACTCATGCAGTTCTTTGCAGGGGTGTGAATTAGCTTCTAATTCTACTATTCTTTCTTCTAGTTCTTCGCTCCAATCTTCTAGTTCCCAAAATCTATCTTGTGCTGGTTGGTTTTTATCAAACCACTTAGCTGAAGAGTTTAGTTCTTTTCTCCAGAATAATAAAGTTAAAAATGCTTTTAGTTTGTCCATCGTTGGTTTACTACGGAGTATTCACTACTTGTTGTAGGTTTTACTCCTGAAATATCTGTTTTGTTTCCTTCTGCTAAAATTTGTGCAAACTCTTCCATAGTGGCTGTATATTTAGAAGGTAATGTAAATTGTATTATAACTCTCTTGTGACTACCTAAATTTCTATCGGATAGATACTGTCTTCCGTCTA